ACCATTCATTTCAGCAATAAGAATTTTAGTCTCATTATCACGTTGATTCAACGTGTCTTGCAATTGCATTTTCTGTTGTTCAACATCTTTGCGGTATTGCATTTCTTGCTGTTGCATCTTTTGATTATCTTGAGCTTCTTTAGATTTACGTTCTTGTATATCTTTTTCATCTTTCTCAATAATCCTTTGAACCTCAGCCATAGAAGGTGAGTTAAGTATTTTTACAATAGAACCCATAGATATAGTCTGATTCTGCAACGCAGCATGAGCTAATTGTGTTAGGTTTTGCTCAAGTTGTTGAGATTCATTACTATTATCCACAACCAAGCCATAATCACATTCAGCAAACTCATCCCCATCAATGTCAGCTATTTTTGAAGCACCATTCGATAATATATATTGAAACTTTTTAGTCTTACCTTTTAATGCTATTTTTGCGGTCTCTAAGAAGCACTCTAAAGCTCTCTTTTTAACACTCTCGTGGATTATAAACAATCATTCTGTTATATGACTAGATTGAAGCGTTGCTCTTTCAACGCCACCAACTGTTTCGTTAGATGAAACTTGCCCTTCTCTCTGCTTAGATATACCAGCAGCTTCGGACATTTCCATTTTAACAAACTCCAACAGATTAATATGCTGTTGTATATAATTGCCTTGTTCTAAATCTAATACTCCAGAAGATTGCTGCATCATGCCAGATAATTTTCCAGTAGCAGCACCAATATTTCCTTCTTTAAAACTGTCAACAACTGCAATATGATTTATTTTAGCATAATACATCCATTTATCAACTTCCCAACCTTTTGGTATCATTGCTAAATCAAGCTTAACTAATTTACCTCAGTTTGCAGCGATAGCTTTATTTAATCTGTCATGCAATGCACTATATAAATAAGCGTAGGGCTTCATTATATCTACCAATGAAAATGGTTTATTATCATTGATATTATATAAAGAACCTACAAATCCAAAATGACATTTAGAAGGATTTGATAATCTATTATATTGAACTATTCTTGGACGCATATTTACGTAAATATCCCTACCAATTTTAGCCCCTTCCCATGCCTCATTAATCCAAAAAATTTCTTCTTCTTGACCTAAATCCTTATCGCATTTATATGTTTCTGGGTAAAAGTCAAACTCCTCATCTCCAGTTTCTGGATTATATGATTTAATTTTTTTAATCTTACGTTTTGATTTCCAATAAACTCTTACAACCCTAATATTTCCATTATTATCATAATAGTTTGTGGTTGCAGCAGCGCCTGTATTTTGAGCAAATATTGAATAGTTATCTATAATAGCTCCTTCGCCATTTTCAAAACCATTCATATCTGCTGTGTTAAGAAATGAATTGCGTTCATCTATATTGCCCATATTATCTGAATAATATATTTGAGGCATATTGTCTATGTATTCAACATCCTTATCTGTTAATACATCATAAAATGTATCTATGATTCTTCCTGGACTCCAAAAATCAATATATACTAATATATCAGCATCTTCGATTTTATCTGAATATCCATTTTTAAATATATGTACTTTTAATGGATTTACTCTTTGAAGTATTGGCTCTCCACCAACTATATCACATTGATATATTTCTTCTCCAACTATCATTGCATCATTAAATCCACCATTAAAAGTCTTTTTGATTTCAAGTTCTTTAATATAGTGATTTAACAAAAGATTCCCACGCTCTTCTCTCGCATCTTGCCACTCATAAGTATAGTAATAAGACATTTTGTCCATCTCCTTATTAAATGACTCCTCATCTTCGTGTTCAGCTTTTATAGACTCTTGCAAAGAATTAAATAATTCATTTTTTTTATTTTCTTCTATCTCAGCAATAGCATTTGGATTTGTTACTAAAAGTTTTCAATCAAATCTCCTTTTAGACTCTTCTCCTCTAAGAACATTTAGCTTTGAATTTATTATTGGATAATATTGTATGTTTTCTGGTATAAAACTTGCATCAATATTGTCTGGGTTCAGTACAAGAGCCATATCATTTAAATCCAGCAATCCATCAACTAAGTTATAGTTAATTCTTTTTCTTATGAAAGACTTTCTTATTGAGTTGTCATAAAAATATACTTTTCTGTCCGCCCAATCTAAATGAGCAGCTCTTCAATCTTTATTCTTTTGAGTAAAAGATAGCTTTTGTTTTGGAAAATTTTTGAAAAATAAAGACATATATATTTGTATTTCAGTTAATTAATTATTGTTAATAATTACAAATTCATCATAATTCATAATTTTGCAAAGGTAATATAATTATTTTAAATAACAATGGCTACTACTAAAAAAGTAATAGCCACTATATTTATTTTATTCTAATCAATTATCTTTTTCTTTTATATTCCTTTTATAATTTTTTTCAAAGAATTTATCTTGTCCAAGATAATTTAAATCTCTGTTTGATATAGCATCTCTTGGAGACATATCACCTAAAAGTCTTAATTTATCTTCTCTTATAAGCATTAACATTGCCAATGCATCATGTCTGTCGTAATTTCCATCTGGACTCCACATAGACAATTCCTGCAATAATGGCTTTGACCATATTTTTTGCAAACCAAGTATAGTTCTTTCTTCTTCAACTAACTGTCCATCAACAATACTACTGACAAGTATTTTCTCTGGTTTTAATAACCAATCTCTAATACAACGTCTTGCGTAAGGTGCTACAGAACCATAATTTCCTGTACCAAGACTCTTGTTGCCATACATACCACTCTTAACCATTTCTTTGTCTTTGAGGAATTCAAGAGTTGGACATAGAAGATATAATGAGTTCATTTTTGAAAAATAAGCAAACAAACCTTTCTTGTTATTTTCGTAATTGCATTCAGCATTATACATGAGTAATGCAAGCCTACAATTCTCATAAGCTTCATCAGCAAACATCGGTCTACCAGTATATTCAAAAACTAATTCATCGGTTCATAAATCTAATATAAATAAGCTAAAAAGTGATAGAGTGTCAGAACTGTCATCATCATATACGTCAGCACCAGCTATATATCGCCCTCTTGGAACTTTACCAGAACTATCTTTTATTGGCATATGTTTAATACATATTGTGCCTTCGATTTTATTGTCTTTGTGCGGAAATTCTGTTATGTATTTTAAATCATTATCGGGTTTGTATTCAACAATGCCTTCTTTTGAAATCCTTAATCTTCCAGTCCACATATCATCTGTGTATTTTGGATTAAGATTAATTTCGTTTATTACATCATTAAGTTTGTCTGTTGGATATAATGAGCCATCGCGTTTCATGATAGCATCCTGTATAGTAAAAGCAGTTTCAGCCTTGCGTCTAGTTAGCTGTAATGGATCCGAGGAGTTATATTTAAGGTTAATCCTATACTCAATCTCAGAGATTAGAGCTCCAATAACATCACTAACACCATCTTCATTATAATATCCTTTTGAATTAACATATCCTGGATAAAAAAATACGGTTTTTTTCTTTCCTTGAGCACCTTTATCCCAATAGTTTGGTAATGAATAAACTCTATATCCATCTGGATAATTAAGCATCTCAAGAGCTCCCATAAAATCATTTCCGGATGACCCACCTGTACCAATTCCTGACATCTGTCCGAATGAAATGTCGCCCTCCTGTACATTTGGCATACAGGTTTGTCATGTTTCCAAGAATTTAGAAAAAGCTGCAAACTCCTCGAAACCAAGTCACGAGCTCCTTTTACCCCTCAATTTATCACTATCGTCTTTAACAGCAACACCAAGTACTTCGTTTAAAGTTCCAGCCTCTAACTGTGTATCTGAATCTATAAATCCAGACTTTCAATTTAAATCCGACATTGATGCCTTTAGTCTTGCAGATGGAAATTGGGTATATTTTGCACAGTGAGTTATTCCATCAATAAACTTATTTAGCGTACCATCCTTAATAAGATATTCCTTTTGATAAGCAGCAACCAATGACTTTACATTACGTCTATTTAATTCATTTTCTCCAAGAACAAAATTCTTAGCCAGTTTAGAACCGAACGAATATGATTTTGAGCGTCCACGGCTTGCTATCTCAATACAGTGCTTTCCACCAACAAAATCATCGTACATTCCTCCATATCTAGCTTGATGTCAATAATGAAACCTTCAATAAACGCCCTCTCACATTTCTGGAAAATCAATTACACGCTCACCAACCTTAGAACCTTTTTTTATTTTAGTCTGAATAATTGGAAAGTAATTTAAATAAAAATACATATCTCCAGTAATCCATTCCCCATCAGACTCTCTAATCATTCCATTCCAGCATCTTAAAACTTCACGTTTTAACCATTGTCCATATTCTGATTGTGGATTTGGATTAGGCATTAACTTAGTATAACATCCATGCTTTTGAAAGTGTATGGCTGCCTGTCTAAAATAATTTGTATCAGTTAGTATATGTGGATTTACTAAATCAATCTTTATTTTTCCAAACGAATCTCTTTCTAAATCTTTTGCGTATTTTCTATCTGGAGATATTAATCGTTGAATAAATTCAACATTATTAATCATATCTAATAAGTCAGTTCTACACTCATCTTTTAAACTATTGAGTAATTCATCTGTTAATTGTGTTTGATAAATATTTGTATGTATCATTATTTTAATAAATTATCAAATCCACCATCCAATAATGACTGTTGTCTATTTCCTCTCATCTCACTTAAATCCTCGATTTCTTTTACAACAACACGTTCAGCCTCAACTATCTTTTGAGATAATGGTATTAATTCTTTAAGAGCTCTTGTGTATTTATCAAAAGTCTCTTCGCTTACATCGGCATCTCTGAGATAAACCCTTAGTTTATCAACACCAACTTTTATATCTTTAAGAAGTAGCGATGAAGAAGTTTCTGTCATAGACACATATACATCAATTGCTTTTTGTAAATCACTGTCTATCTTAAATTTACTATCAAATCCAATAAGTTCTTTAACTCTTTCAATTCTCTCTTGCTCATCTACTATAAATTGCAAATCACTTCTTGGGTCATATACAAAATATATAAATGATAATTCTTTCTCTAGTTGACTTTTACCAACAGTTCTATCCCTAGCGTCAAGCCGTTTAAAGGCTTTAATTGTGAAAACTAAGGGATCAACCTCTAACCTAAAATTTCTCCTTATGAATAACCTCATTAGTTTATATATTAAAAGCCAGCCATAACTAAATGACTGGCTTTGTGTTAGTTTAAAATTATCCAATCCTCAGCAAATGTATCAGAAGAACTTGCTACCCATGAGTCAGCTGTTCCATCTGATTTAATTATTAACATCTGGTTTGAATATTTAAGTGTTGTATTGCTTTTAATCAATTTATCTTTTGCAGACTGCTGAACTGATTGCATCTTTGGGATTATATCTAATCCTATTTCTGCTGGAATTTGCTTCATGATAAACATTCCTTTTCCACTCCAACCTTCTCTCTGAATTAATTTTCCTTCTTTTAAAGCTTCAATTGCTTGTCCAAAATTCATATTATGTATTTATTAGTTTAAAATTATTTCTGAATTAATTCCCGATAGCAATCCATCTCCCTCATCTTCATATTCAAATTCATCTACCTTTAACGTAATATCATTCAAATCAACAAGCAAACACTTTCGATTGTCCAATAATATGACT